CTAGGTGATCCTGATCCATCTAATTATAAAACAGGATTTGATGGTGCTGATGATATAAAAGATTGGTTTCAGAGAGACAAACCTGATGACTGGAGGCAACGTGACTGAAGAAGAACAACAAATTATTCTTCAAAAACAACTTGATAACATCTGTAAAATTTTAGATGCTGATTTGCAATATTCTTTACTGCTTGATCATAAAGGTGTAGAGAAAAGAAGAATTTCTATCACATATCAGGAGAAAGGTAATGAAAGCATGGATCTATAGTAATGGTAATCAAGAATGTGAAAGAGCTGCAATGCTTTTGAAAAGTATTCATAATGACTTTCATGAATATATTTTGGGAGAAGACTTTACTGAAGCACAATTCAAAGCAGAGTTTGGAGAAGAAGCGGAGTATCCACAGATCTCTATTGGAGTAAAGCATAGAGGTACTCTTAAGGAAACACTTAATTATCTCAATAAGATTAATTATAAATGTTCGTGTTGATACGAACACATTTGACTAAATAGAATTGATAGTGTAGTATACACTTGTCGTTCATCTCATGCTCAGTATCTTACTGGCATTTACCTTAGCCAATCATAATCATGCCAATCCTTACGATTGGCACATGTCTTGTGAAAGGTATCTACAACGATCAGTCGAAATCCAAATGGATCCCAATCTTGATCGAAAATCTAAGTATAATCTTATCGGTTACCTTAGATCGAAAGTTGTGGGTGAATGTAGAGGAGCATACACATGAGACGCAAGTAAGTCGCGGAACGGATCGTTCATCCGTCTTAGGCGGACGCAAACGACTGAAGGAACGGGGCCTAAAAATCCAACTACTTCAGGAGTAAACTAATGAACACACTTCAAATCATCAAAGAACAGATTAACAAGCAATCTGCAATTCATGATGCACAGATCACTCTCACCAAATATCGTGGTGTAAGATGTGAAGTTCGTAAAGCATCCAAAGCACCACATGGCACATTTTGCTATCGTGGACGTACTTACACCAAGTGAGGTAATCATGCAAGCACTTCAAGTTACATCTTTCATTTCTATAGGATGCATTCTTGGAATGTCGTTATTGTACGGTGAAATTATTCTTCTTCAAAAAAACTGAGGGGGAATTAAATGTTGAAGATCAAGATAGAATATGATCTTCCAGAGTATGATCCCAAAATTCACGATCCCGATAAAACTTTTGCGTTTTTGACTTATCGTGGAGTTAATTATGCCAAGTGGGTTTATTTAAAATCCCGAGGCAAGAAAAAATGGGATGTGTTTAGTTGACTTACAGACAAAATACTGATAAAGTGGGGGCACATGCCCCCTTTTTTTATGGAAGCAGAACAACAAGAACGACTTAAATTAATCGTGCGTAATCTTAAGTCACTGGTAGAAGTATTAGAATCTGAGGTGTTTTCTGACATATCTAAATATAATAGTGATAGTAGCGCAGTTATAACTGATTACGATGAGATCTTTGACGATGACGATGGTTATCCCGATTAAATTCACCCTATGGAAGATAAATCTGCAAGAAAAGCAGCCAAAAAAATAATTAAACGTGCTAAAAAACATCCTGAATGGTATTCCCAAGAGGATGTAATGTATGCTAAACTAGTGAAGAAGGTACTGAAAAAAAGTGAACAACGTAAAATTGATCAGTGTAACTCCTGATGCGGAGAAACACATTGCATATTGTGCTCGCGTAAGTAATCCTCAAAATCAAGAGAATGAAAAGTTCTCTGGATTGTTGAAGTATTGTATCAAGCATCAGCACTGGAGTATCTTTGAACAAGCGTTCATGACTCTGGAACTGAACACTAGTCGTGGTATCGCAGCTCAAGTGCTTCGTCATAGGAGCTTCACATATCAAGAATTTTCACAACGATATGCTGATGTAAATTGGTTGGACTCTGGTATTCCTATTCCTGAACTGCGTCGTCAGGATGAGAAGAATCGTCAGAATTCTATTGATGATATCGATCCTGAACAAATCAAGTTTTTGAATCAACGCATTGAAAAGTATTTCAATGAGGGTATGGATCTTTACAATGAACTCCTTCGTGAAGGTATTGCAAAGGAATGTGCTCGCTTTGTGCTTCCCCTCGCTGTACCCACTAGACTCTACATGACAGGATCTATTCGCTCATGGATCCATTACATTGATTTGCGCTCTGCTAACGGTACACAGAAGGAGCACATGGACATTGCTAACGATGCTAAGCGTATCTTCAAAGAACAGTTCCCATCTATTGCAGAAGCATTAGAGTGGTGAATAAATATTATATCGTAAGTTAATTTCTATGGCTACATATCCCGTCATTAATAAGGAAACTGGTGAGCAAAAGGATGTCAAACTTAGCGTACATGAATGGACTCAGTGGTTAGAGGACAATCCTGAATGGCAAAGAGACTGGAGTGATCCAAGCACTGCACCAAATAGTGGTGAACTTGGAGAAGTTTACGATAAACTCAAAAAGTCTCATCCTGGATGGAATGATGTCTTACATCGTGCATCCAAGTATCCCGGTTCTAACGTCAAACCTGTTTAATCTATGCCTGCAAAAAGAAAAAGAGATCAACCTATCGGTGTCGGCTTAACTGCAAAGCAGATGAAACGTCGTAAACCAATTAATACAGAATTGATGAGGAACATTGATCCTCTCACTGATAATCAGCAAAAACTCTTTGATGCATACTCTGATAATAAAAACTTAGTCGCATATGGTGCTGCAGGTACTGGTAAAACATTTATCACTCTTTATAATGCACTAAGAGAAGTTCTTGATGAAAGATCTCCATACGACAAGATTTACATTGTTCGTTCTCTTGTAGCGACTAGAGAGATTGGATTTTTACCTGGAGATCATGAGGATAAATCTGACATCTATCAGATTCCTTACAAGAATATGGTTAAGTATATGTTCTCTCTCCCTACGGAGACAGACTTTGAAATGCTTTATGGTAACCTTAAAACTCAAGGAACAATTAGTTTCTGGAGTACTTCTTTCATCAGAGGAACGACTTTAGATAGAGCAATCATAATTGTTGATGAATATCAAAACTTGAACTTTCATGAACTTGATAGTATTATTACTAGGGTTGGTGAAGATACCAAGATTATGTTCTGCGGTGATGCTACTCAGACTGACTTGGTTAAACAAAATGAAAGGAATGGTATTCATGACTTTATGAATATCCTAAGAGTGATGCCTTCTGTTGATATTATTGAATTTGGTGTTGAAGATATCGTCCGTTCTGGACTATGTAAAGAATATTTGCTTGCAAAAGACGAACTTAATCTATGAACTTCATTCATCATAATCATCTGGGTGACATTGAACTAAACAAAAAAGAAACACAGGGAATTCGCTTTTATAATCTTCCAGATGGACAATGGGTTCCCTCTATTACTTCTGTGACTTCTTTTTATAACAGAGAGATTTTTGCAAAGTGGCGAAAGCGAGTCGGTATCGAAGAAGCAAATCGAATTACCAAAAAGGCAACTGCAAGGGGCACAGATTTCCATGAAGCAGCGCAGGCATATTTAATGAATCTGCAACTAAACTGGGAAGAGTTTCGTCCTATGACTCAGTTTATGTTTCATCATGCCAAACCATATCTTGATAAGATAAATAACGTACATGCTATTGAAAGAACTCTTTATTCAGAGTATTTTGGACTGGCTGGTAGGGTTGACTGCATCGGTGAGTACGAAGGAGAACTTGCAGTCATTGACTTTAAGACATCTGAAAAGATTAAACCTGAAAAATGGTTGGAAAATTATTTCGTTCAGGAAATGTTCTATGCAACTGCTTACTATGAGATGACTGGTATTCCAGTTAAAAAACTAATCACGCTCATGGTAACTCCCAGTGGTGAAGTTGAAGTATTTGACAAAAGAAACAAAGGCGACTATATTAAACTTCTAGTTCGTTACATAAAAGAATTTGTACATCACAATACTAGGACAGAGAATGGAGAATGAACTAGAAAAAGTACTAGAAAAGAAATTCTTCTGCCCGTCAAAATTCGCGCAGGATATTGAGAAACTCGTTCTTGAAAATCAGGAAATGAGTTATATTGATGCGATCGTTCACTTCTGTGAGATTAATTCAATTGACGTGGAGTCTGTCCCCAAATTAATATCTAAACCTTTGAAGGAGAAGTTAAAGTACGAAGCAATGGAACTTAACTTTCTTAAGAGAACATCTCGTGCCAAGTTGCCTCTCTAATCAAAATTAGCTTTTTATTTCAAAAAAGCTTCAAAAAAAATTTCGGCAAATTTTTCGTCTGTAGGGTTTTTCAGTGATGCCGTTTGATGCCTATAAATCGTATCTCTCTTTAAAGAATCATTTCACTAAAGAGAAGTATGATTATCATAAGTACTGTGGTAAAAGTCGTGCCACAGTAAAGTCCTTCTATAAACGCAAAGATAGATTCTGGTTTGAAAAATTAGCACGTAACAAATCAGATAAAGAAGTAATAGAATTTTTCGTGTCTAACTTCATCGATTGCACCGATCCTGCAAAGTTATGGATTGGTGAAATGATTCGAGAAGGTGAAGGCAGATACGTATCATGGAAAAAACGAACACAGTCTCTTTCTTATCTTTTTAAGGAAGAGATTGGTAAATTATTTGTTGATAATAATTTTGATTCCATGTTTGCCTTAGATGGATCGAAACATCCTCAAATCCTCAAAGAATATCTACGGGGTAGCGTTTCTATCGAAACTATGGTAATATTAAACCTTATCCTTGGTTATAAAACTAACTGGGATAAAAAACTGACTGATCCTGTGTGGGAATCCGTAAGTTTGAGAATAAAAAAATATTCTCCGTTCCTAAATATCAACGTATTTCACTACAAACAAATTTTAAAAGAGGTAGTTATTCATGGCACTCACTAATTCCGAAGTACTGGAAAATTTGAAAAAGTCGAAAGCTCAGGTTGAAGTTCAAATGGAAGAACTCAGAGCTGCATATTTCAAAATTATTGGTTCTATTGATGTATTGGAGCAAATCGAAAACTCTAATTCTGAAGAGTCTGAAGAACCCGCAGAAGAACCCGCAGAGGAGTCTATTGCAGAATGAGTTTTTTTGACTCTGAAGTAGTCCGTGCAGAAATGACGGAGATTCAGGAACTTCAGGAAGAAGTTTATACAAATGTTTTTAAATTCCCCTCCATGAATAAGGAGGAAAAAAAATTCCATGTATCTCTTCTAGAAAGATTGTTGGAAAAACAAAAAGTTCTCTATACGAGACTGAGTTTGTCTGATGATCCTGAAGCAAAATTGATGAAGTCCCGCATTGTAGAATCTGCTACAATGATGGGGCTTCCCAGTGACGTTGACATCAGTGTCATCTTTTCAAATATGGGAAAGATGCTCGATGCAATGAAAAAACAGATTGACATACAGGGTTCAGATCTGTAGAATAGCAAAGTCCACAAAAGCCAAATCCCACTAATACAAAAAAATGTCCTTTTCAGAACTTAAAAAGCAATCCTCTATTGGTTCTCTCACTTCTAAACTTGTGAAAGAAGTAGAGAAGATGAACAACAGTGGTGGTGGAGGTGATGATCGCCTCTGGAAACCCGAAGTAGATAAAGTTGGTAACGGATTCGCTGTCCTGCGTTTTCTTCCTGCTCCTGATGGAGAAGATCTCCCTTGGGCAAAGATGTATTCCCATGCTTTTCAAGGCCCTGGTGGATGGTATATTGAGAACTCCCTCACAACTTTGGGACAGAAAGATCCTGTATCAGAGCATAACCGTGAACTATGGAACAGCGGTATTGACTCTAACAAAGAAATTGTTCGTAAGCAGAAACGTAAACTGTCTTACTATGCAAACGTTTATGTTGTGAAAGATCCCACCAACCCCCACAATGAAGGCGGAGTCTTCC